ACAGGAGTACGTAATCCCGCAATCCAAGCCAGGAGGTTTTGCTGCAAGTTATTTGCCGGGCGCCGGCGGTGCGGCTGCAATGACTGGTGGCGGTGACGGAAACGGCGCAACGCCTACGATTAACATTCAAACAGGCCCTGTAATGCAGCAAAACGGCCAAACCTACGTCACTGTTCAAGACTTTGAAAAAGGGCTTCAATCCGTTGCTACTTCGCTGCTGGGCAACAACCGCTCTACCGGCGGTAGGCGTTATGCGGGGGTCCGATGATTAACAATCGCGGTCAGTCGCAGTATCTGCGAATCTTTGATGAAACCAGCACTTACTATCGCTGGCAGTCGTACTACGTCAATCAAACAGTTACATGGCAGTCTGCTAGCTGGTCCTATCAACCCTTCGTGGTGAATGGACTTGTAGCAGGCAGCTCCGGCAGCGGTGCCGGCATCAGTGTGACAATCCCTGCAACCACCCTAGCTGTTGATGTATTCAGTCAAGCGCTAACTGCTAACCGCTTGTGCGAGGTGAGGGCTTACGAGTTTGACAGCCTGCTTATTCAATCCATGCCGCAATCCAGTCAAGCGCTAATCGCGTCGTTTGTTGGCGAGATTATTGGCATCGGCGGCAGCTTTACAGAGCTGACTATTGAGCTTGGATCCAGCTTGGCGCCAGTCGGTGCGCAGGCTCCCCCTCGAAATTTCACCTCTATATTGATTGGGGCACCGCTGCGGCTATGAGCATCCAAATCAGCGATCCGCTGCAGCTGCTGCCATATCAAATTGGGCTGCTGGCTCCGCCGCTTGAAGATGGTGCCGCACAGGGCCAAAATCTGCTAACCACCGCACAACGATCCATTGTGCTGGGTGAGCCAGTGCCGATCATCTTCTGCCGCCGAGTTAGCGGCAATGGCGGCGTGTTTGTCAGCCCTGGCGCTACCGAGGGGCGCTACGCAAACGACCCGACAACCAATGCCCTGACTGTCAACCTACACCTTGTGCTCAGCGAAGGCGAGCTACCGCAGCTACAAGAACGCGATTTATATCAACGCAACTGCCGTGTTGGCACATGGGCGCAGACTTACAACCGCCGCGCTGGTACGTGGACGCCTGGCAACTTTATCGTCGCCGTTGCCGGCAAGGATCCATGGGCTTGTCCGCAGTATTGCGGCACCAGCGGCAACTATGCCAATTTGACAACGCTTAGCTATACCAACACACACCCAGATCGCGATGGCACTTGGGACAAGCAGGTTCACGCTTTCGTCCGCCAAGGAATTAAAGTAACTCGCATCCTTGATAATACGCTAGGGCCAAGCAATAATATTGTTGATCTAGCCCTTTATCTGATTAAGCAAAGTAGCAGGCTGCCAAATTCCATGCTGGACACAGCAGCGTTTACCACTGCTGCTAACTTTACTAACGTAAACAGCTTTTTTTACAACGGTGAGTTCAAGGAATCTACCAACTTAGAGGATTGGCTGCAAGAAATCAGCAGCAAGTTTTTACTTCGCGTCAGTGATAATCTTGGCAAAAAAGGAATGCGGCCGTTGCTGCCGATCAATAATGACTACACAATTAAGACAACAGCAATTACGCCAAGCTTTACATTCACCGAAGAGCACGTATTGCCTGATGGATTTCAAATTGAATACATTCCGCTTAGCGAGCGCAAGCCTATCTGTGCGTTGATCCTGTGGCGCCAGCAGCCAGACAGCGACGTTGGCATTGTTCGCACCGCGGAGGTGCGTTTTGCTGGAGAAGCCGTAACGGGCCCATATGAGCAGTATGACTTAAGTCAGTTCTGCACTACCGAAAATCACGCAATTAAGGTCGGCACATATTACGTGGCACGACGCAAGTACATCACCCATACACTGCGACTAAGAGTAAGGCCTGACACATATAACAGCACATTGATTCTTGGCGATATCGTCCGCGTGCGACTGCAGCGCGAAACAGTGACAGGCTCTATTGCGGCTCATGACTTTTACTACGATGTCGAGCGCATTAGTAAGTCAATCAGTGGCGTTGTTGAGCTTGATCTCATGCATTGCCCTGTGGACAGTCAAAACCGTAGCCTTGTTGCATTAGCCGTTGCCGCTGCAACAGGCGCCGGATATGTGCTGCCCACGGGCCGCAATGACTTTAGCTGCAACATCAATAACGACACCGATCCAGTGCCAGATGAAGGCGGAAACCTGCCGGGCTTGCCTGATCCTGGCGACCCGGATGATCCGGGATCAGGGCCGACTGGTGGCGGAGATTTTGGCTACAACCTTCCAACGGTAGTGGAATCAGTTCCGTCAAGTCCAGAGCAGAATCCTGTTTACCCCGAAAGCTACGGGCAAGTCACTGGCTACACGGACAATCCGCAAGCCGGTGACGTGCTTAGTTATGACCCGCAGTGCCCTGGTGCGTACATTGAGTGGCGACTGGTGGATAATGCAACCGGTTCGTACCAAGTTGTTAGCGCTGGTGTTGCCGCTACTTATATGGTTGCGTTTAACGCAAGTGCTGCCGGCAAGACAATTGTCGGCGTAGGCAGGTGCCCTGATCCGTCTTCGCCGGATGGATACGGAGCAGAAATAATTTCAGAGCCAACACCACTTGTTGCGTTGCCACCAGAAAATGATGTAACTCAGCTGGGCACAGTTACCCGCCCACCAGGCCCTGGCACGTTCCTGTTCAGTTGGACGTGTCCCCAGTTCTCTCCAAACACGAACTCGTTTGTGTTTAATGCAAATGTTGTAACTGTGTCGCCAAGAAGAGAATACTACGTCGACAATCCATGGCCTGGAGTTACAGGTTGGGCATACATAGTAAGCGGCTTTAATAGCACTGGAACGTTAATTCAAGAATATGCAATCGTACAAGGCAGTTCAGCTGGTTATGCGCTATTCGACGGGCCAGTCCCCTCAGGCGTGGCGCTAAATCTGTCTTCGGTTAACTACTACTTTATCCCCACAGGCGGCTCCCCAGAGGAAGTACCTCTAATCCCACCATCATGACAACTTTTCCATCGCTATCACCGCAAACCCGTACCTATGTTCCAGGTGCAAATCCAGTCACGCCGATTGGTGTACTGACTGGCGACGAGTTTGCCGTGCGGCATACCAACGCATCGGTTGGGCATGTATTGCGCTTAGGTTTTCGCGGCTTGACGCCAGCGCAGCACGCATTAATTATTGGCCACTACAACATCCACGGAAGGTTTCAGTCGTTTGATATTCCTGCCTTGCTGCTGACAAATTCCAATCTGACGTTCCCGGCAAATTACCAGTGGATCTATGCCAGTAGCCCTCAGACTGTTTATGCGCCAGGAATAGTTGAAGTTACCGTAGAGCTTCAACTGCTGCCACCCTATACGATATAGCCATGGCAGACTTTCCACGCATTGCGCCAAACGAAATTAGCTTTGATGCTGGTGTGTCAAACATCAGCGAGGTATCTACGTTTGCGGGTCCGATACGGTTTCGCCATTCCAACCGCATCAATGGCCACACACTGCAGCTGACCTATCGCGGTCTTTCGCAAACGCAAATTGAAGCGATCCGTGATCATTATGTTGCATCCGATGGCGTACTGCGTCGCTTTAATGTACCATCGGATATATGGGGAGGGCTAGCTGTTGTACCAGAAGCAGCCGAGTATAGATATCTGAGTCCACCACAAGAAGAGCACTTTGGATTGCATTACAGCATTACCATTAACCTTAAAGTGCTTGATGGTTCGGTTATCTATTTTATTTTGGATTGCGACGATGCAATACTGCCAAGTGCATTCTCGTTTTCGTCAATTCCGTTTGTTGGAACAGCACCGTTCATCTTAGACTGCGAAGACGCGGACCCAGCTCCTGCACTGATACTTGAAGGCGGAGGCGCCAAGCTGTGACAACCCCGACTACCGTCAAAGTTCAACTTAAGCTGCGGCAAGACACATCGAGTGGATGGAGCGCCGCCAATCCAATCCTTTTAGCAGGCGAACTTGGGCGAGAATCCAATACAGGCAAGATTAAGATCGGCAACGGCAGCACTGCTTGGAACAGTCTGTCCTATCAGCCATTTGGCGCGCTGATTACTAATGACGATATCAGTGCCACAGCTGAAATTGCTGTTAGCAAATTGGCTGATGGCGCAGCTAGGCAACTGCTGCAGACTGATGCTGCTGGCACTGGCGTCGAGTGGACTAACAACGTAGACATCCCCGGCACGCTTGATGTGACGGGTGTGGCAACGTTTGATGCTGCTGTGACGGTTGCAGGTGATCTGACCGTCAACGGGACCACGACCACCATCAGCACTCAAAACCTGCTGGTGGAAGATAAGAACATCATTATTGGTGATGTTGCCAGCCCCACTGATGTGACGGCAGACGGTGGCGGCATCACGCTGAAAGGCGCTACCGATAAGACGATCAACTGGATTGACGCCACCGATGCGTGGACTAGCAGCGAGCGTTTCAGTGTGCCCCTTGGTAGTGCTGCAGCACCATCGCTGACATTTACCGGCGACACAAACACCGGCATTTACTCCCCCGGCGCAGACCAACTAGCCATCAGCACTGGTGGGTCTGGCAGGTTGTTCGTGGATGCGAGTGGGAATGTTGGTTTTGGCGCAGCGCCTGCTTGGCCGGTGCACATTGTTACGACTGTCAATGATTCTTTCTTTCTTGAGCGAAATGCTGATTCCGTAGGAACGCCAAACCTAGGATTTAGAACAACAAGAGGAACATACGCATCTCCAACAGCCCTGTTAAACGGCGATGGAATTGGAACAATTCAGTTTCGAGGCTACACAGGAACTGCAAGCAGCACTGGTGTTGGCTTAAGGGCAGTAGTTGATGGCACTCCTTCAGGAAACCGTTGCCCTGCTCATTTCATTGTTTTAACTGATAACGGTACAGCGCTTGGCGAACGCCTGCGTATTACCTCGGCTGGCCTCGTGGGCGTGGGGACTAGTAGCCCAGGCGCACTCTTGGATGTTGTTGGTGGCGTTGGCCGTATCAGGACAGGAGGCAAGGCAGGAAGCAACACATACCTGCTCCTTGAATCAACAGACGCCAGCAACACAATGGCGTTGTCGGTTTCAAACTCTACCAATGCAAACTGGCAGATTCAAGCTGTTGAAAACGGTGTTTCATATCGTCCGCTATGCCTGAATCCATCAGGTGGCAACGTCGGCATCGGCACCACGAGCCCTGGCTACCTTCTGCATGTGAACGGAGGGACAACCTTCCTCAACAACCTTGCAGATAATGCAAGCAGCACTCCGCTTCAACTCAGCAACAACAGTTCTACCGGCACGTGCCTTGTAAAACTTGCGTTTTCTAACGGTGGGACAGTCAAAGCTTCTATTAACGCTGCTGTCCTTGGCAACGATTATTTAGCATTTAATACAGGCAGCGATACCGAACGCTTCAGGTGCGACAGCTCCGGCAGGCTCCTGGTGGGCACGTCTAGTTCAATCACAGAGCAATTTTCTGGGAACGGAAGATTACAAGTTGCAACCACTGTTGCTTACGGTATAAGCGCTTTTAACTACACAAATGATGTAAATGAATGCGTTTTTACACTTGGCAAATCCAGAAGTATTACGCCAGGTAATCACACCATAGTTCAAAATGGAGACAGCCTAGCGGCGCTTCGGTTCCAAGGATCTGACGGCACTGCGTTTATTCAAGCTGCAAGCATTGTTGCTCAGGTAGACGGCACCCCTGGCGCTAATGACATGCCTGGCCGGCTAGTGTTCGCCACTACTGCGGATGGGGCGAGTGTTCCGACGGAGCGGATGAGGATTACGAGTGGTGGGGTTTTGCTTTTCGGTAACATATCTAGCGCTCCAAGCGCAAGCGTATTTGGTGCGGCTATTGGCAAAGATGGAGATGGCGGCTACATGCAGTTCTCCAGGAACAACACAGGCTCTACGACTCATATAACTTTTGCGAACCCGAACGGCGTTGTGGGTTCTATTACCACAAATGGTTCCGCTACCGCTTACAACACCTCCTCCGACTACCGCCTCAAGGAAAACGTCACCCCAGTTACTGACAGCATCAACCGCCTGCAGCAACTGAAGCCCAGCCGCTTCAACTTCATTGCAGATCCAGCCAAGATGGTTGACGGCTTCATTGCCCACGAAGTTCAGGCTGTTGTTCCTGAAGCCATCACTGGTGAGAAGGATGCAGTCGATGATGAAGGCAACCCCATCTACCAAGGCATCGACCAGTCCAAGCTGGTGCCGCTGCTGACGGCTGCACTACAGGAAGCTGTTGCCAAGATCGAAAGTCTTGAGGCTCGTTTAACTGCGGCAGGCATCTAGGTCCCCTTCACTACTCGTCCTACAGTTCTCTCCCAAACCACCACCCCATGTCTGACACCTACATCATCAGCGCTGAAGACAACGACGAGGACGTGACCAAACTCGTTGAGCACGTCGCCGAGAAAGTCGATGGCGTCACCGTCAAGATGAAAGAAGGCGGCTCGATCAAAATGACGGGCGGTGCTTCGATCACCATGAGCGCGGACGGCAGAATCATGATCGGCTGAACTGATTAGTCCTCGTCACTAGGCGGGCAACCGGCCTATTCAACAGGTTGCACCTTTACTAACCTACTACTGCACACGGTTCTTACCATGGCCACCAACTTTGTTTGGGGTATCAACACCCTCGAGCGCGAGACCGACGACGGCTTCGTGTTTACCGCTCACTACACCGTGAACGCTAATGATGGCACCTATTCCAGTGGCGCCTACGGCAGCATCGGCTTCCAGCGCCCCGACAATTTGATTCCCTACTCCGATCTGACCGAAGAAACCGTGATCGGCTGGGTCAAAGAAGCCCTCGGAGGCGACGAAAAAGTTGCCGAGATCGAAGCTGCACTGCAAGCGCAGATCGACGAGCAGCGGCAGCCCACTAAGCAGGCAGGCGTGCCCTGGTAAGAGCGTGGCCGGTGGTGGGTCCTCACGCGGTGCCCACCTATCGCCCGCAGCCGGCCTCTACGGGAACGCCCAGACTCTCCAGAAGAAGGTCTAGGGTTCAATCCTAGCTGGCAGCTAAGCTATTTGCATGATCGAGCTGATCGCTGCTGTTGCCGGGGCATCGATCTCCGTTGCCGCAATGGGCGCAATGGGCTTTAGTCGCCGCAATGATGAAGCGCGGGATGCTGTAATCCGATTGACCAGCGCCGTGGAACATATCGCTACTCAGCTAGAAGTGCTCCACACTGATATCAAAGAAGACCGCAAAGAGACTTTTACACGGCTGAATACCGTAGAACAAAGGGTATCTAAGCTAGAGGCACAACCGCGGAGCCGTTAACCATGGATCGCCTTGCTGATTACATTGCCTTAGCAGTTGCCGTTCATGGTGTTGCCTTGATTGTGGTAAACCTGACTCCTACTCCTAAAGACAACGCAGCGCTTAGTGCCACCGCCAAAGCAGCAGTCAAGATCTATAGGGCTATTGAGATTCTTGCCGGTGTGATCACTCCGCTTGCAAAGCGATGATAAAACTGACCGATCTGTTTAAGTATTACAAGCACGGCACGCCGCATCAAATGGCTGCCATATCCGAACTAGAGACAGAGGTATTAAAGGTTGCACCGCAGGTTTTTAGCAAGGATCAACCGTGGTATAAGACATGGCAGGCTGGCGGCAAGCTGCACAGTTATGAGCCAGCCATAAAGCTCATTAAAGAATTCGAGGGCGTGCATCTCAGCGCTTACCCTGATCCGCTGCATGGATGGGAGGTGGCAACCATCGGCTATGGCACCACGCGCTACCCAGACGGTCACAAGGTGCAGCGCGGTGACAAGATTACCGTGATCGACGCTGATCAATTGCTGACGCTTGAGGTTGAGCGCATCGCAGCAAAACTGCGCAACAGCGTGCCGTTTTGGAACGAGATGACGGGCAACAAGCAATGCGCGTTAATCTCGTTCGCCTACAACCTTGGCGCTGGCTTCTATGGCAGCACTGGCTTTGAAACCATCAGCCGGCATCTTGCCGGCAAGGATTGGGCTGCAGTGCCAGCAGCGATGGAGTTGTACCGCAACCCAGGTAGTGCTGTAGAGGCAGGATTGCTGCGCCGCCGCCGCGCAGAAGGCCGTTTGTGGACTGGTGAGCAGCAGCAGGATCCCGCCAAGCTGTCACCCAATAGCGCATTTACGGCTCGCATCACACCACACATACAGCTTGGTGAGTTTGCGTTGTTCCAAGAGGCGCGGCGCTTTGATCATCAATATCAGCTCGACACAGCAGCAGAGCTGGCAGCATTCCTTGAGCGTGCACGCGTCAGGTTTGGTGGAAAGCCTGTGGTCATCACCAGTGGCTACCGCCCGCGTGCCATCAATGCAGCTGTAGGTGGCTCCAGTGGCAGCGAGCATCTATACGATGCACCTGACGTTGGCGCGGTTGATTTCTACATCCGTGAGGTCAACATCAATCATGTGCAAGAGTGGTGCGACACTAACTGGCCGCATTCACTTGGCTATGGCGCGCCTAAAGGATTTGTGCATTTAGGAATGCGTCGCGGCAGGCCACGCGTGCGCTGGGATTACTAAGCTGGTGTAGCTGACTCCACTGCGTGGATCACTGCATTGATGGCGCAA